ACGAACGTCTGGATCGAGGACTGCACGTTCGTCAACAAGAAGGCGGCCTCCACTAAGGCGGCCATCGCGAGCGCGAGCACGACCGGGTTCGTGAACTTCTGCACCTTCGGGATCATCAGCACGGGCGCCAACTCCTGTTTCAGCACCCAGGGCAACCTGGTGCTGTCTCAGTGCTTCGGCGGCCAGGTCGCGACCGCGGCCATCAAGATGGGTACGGACTCCACCTAGTCTCAAGTCGACAGGGAGGTTCCAATTGAACAGGCAGACAGACTTCGTCAACGGCGAGGTGCTGTCTGCCTGCTCTGTTTGTGGTCGGCGGCGGCTATTCCCGTCGCAGCTGCGCTACTGCGCGGACCGCCTGTACCGATGCACGGACGCCTGCATGGAGAAATCGGCTTTCGAATACGACCAGGAGATTGCGGCGTACCGACGGCGGCGTCCGGAGCCTGACGTTGCGGTAGGCGTGGCGTCGCAGTGGGATGCGGTAGGCGTTACCGACGAAGACGAGGGCTTCCCGTGAGCGTACGTTGCGTCAATATCAACGCGGCCCGCGCAATCGCTACATCGCAGTACAGCCGGGACCTGGATCACGCCGTGTACGTAGACACATATGGCGACTACTTCAGGTTTCGCCCGGGAGGCACGCTCACGCCGGTTGACGGCGTCGTGGTCAATACGTCCGATGGCCTTGGACAGCTCGAACGGATGGGCGTCCCGAACCGCGTGTTTCACAGGGCTGCTCACTGGACGATCGATCCAGTAAGTGGAAGCGACGAGAACAAAGGCTGGGGAGCGACCGAGGCTGACGCCGATCTTGCTCCGATCAAGACGCTTGCCGAGTTAGACAGGCGCATGGCTGGGCATCCTGGGTTTACGGGAAAGGTGTGGTTCAAGATCAAGGGTGACATTCCGGCTAGCGACTCCAGGGTGATGCGGAACATTTCCGGAGCCGCAGAGAGCCCCGTCGGCAAGCCGATTTTCTTCGGTGACCTGGGAACTCCACTCACCACCGGAGCGATGACAAGCTACACAGCAGCCGTGCCTGGATCTAATACCGGGTACACGATGGCGCTTACGTCGGCTGCGAGTTACATCGGAAAGATCGTCATAGACCAGGACGGGAGTTTTGCGTACGTCCTGGCCGCAGCGTCGGCGAATGTGGCGATTATCAGTCCCCCAATGGTGGAGCAACATGGATCGATTCTTACCCCCGTGTCGGCAGAGCCGGGAGACTTCACCAACGGAAAGACATTCAGTGTGTATAGCCTTTACAAGCTCCCCGGGCACCCGTTCCGCTCGGACGTGATGTATAGCTACGTGATTCGTCTGAACGTAGGAGACGGCGTTGTCAGTACATTCGACAATCCGAATCTCGGCGGCTCTGTGGCGAAATACAACTCCTGTATTATTTCCTGTGGGGCCGCCGGAGGAAACGGAACGTCAGGTTCTTGGACAGGCGGATTTCCGCTGTGGACCGGGTGCCTGTTCTATGCCGCGTCGGCTGGATCCGGCACGGGGATAGGATTCGTCGGACATCACGGAATTTTCCACGCCGATACGGCGCTGAACGTTCGCATGTTTTTCATGAACGGCAGCGCAATAAGGTTCCAGGAGCGCCTGCATCTGTACAACTCGTATGTAAACTGCGACGAGACGTCTGCGGTAGGCGGGGTGACCGGGTCAACGCCACGGCTTGAGATCGGCATTTTCGCCACTACGGCGACAGTATTTTCTGGAGGAACAGTAAGGCTTCCATCTGACGGCGGCGTGATTTACGGCGGCGTCGGGTCGACTAACACTGGCACTCTATTCGCTATTCCGCAGGGAGCGGCCTGGTCGGCTCCGAAGGCTGGATGTACGGCGACCACGTCAGGCACCGTGATCTCAGTTGGAGGCACATCCAAGGTTTTCAGCGATATCCCGTTCGTCAATACGACGAATAACGCCAGCATATCGGATGGGCCATGACCATCGGCGCAACCACCAGCTTTCAGGACTCCAGGGACGATATTTGTTCTGCGGCCCTGGAGAACGTCGGCGCCTTGGCGCCGGGAGCCGCGCGTGACAATACCAACTCGCCGCTGTTCGAAGTCGCCGCCAAGGCCCTGAACCGCATCGTCAAGCGCATCGACACGACCGGAAAGCGGCTGTGGCGCACCGTACGGCGCACGGCAACCATGACAGCCGGCGTGGACACCGTAACGCTTGCCTCTGACGTGCTGCTCGTAGACGACCCGGCCAGGTATGTTCGAAGCGGCGAAACCTCCGGCCTGCAAGTGCTCGCCATGTCGCGCATGGACTACATGACGCTCGCTGACCGCACGATGGCCGGGCCGTCGCGGCAGTTCTTCTTCGAGCAGACGCTAGGCGGGTCTACGCTGAAGTTGTGGCCGGTTCCCGACCAGACGAACGACACGCTCGAGTACGTCGCCTACACGCGCGCGGCTGACTTCACGACGGGCGCAGACACTCCGGACTTCCCAGCCGAGTGGTCGAACTGCCTGGTCTACGCGCTGACCGTAGAACTCGCGCCGAAGTTCATGCAGACCGGACTCATCGACACCTTCAAGCCCCTGTACGAAAGCGAGCTGGCGGGCCTCGTCAATAACGACGGTGAGCGCGGTAACCTGGTACTTGTTCCGTGGGGCATGTATTCGTCCGGAGGAGGCGCAGGATGAGCGCGACCGTGTCTCTTATTCAGATGCTATCGGCCGGCATGGCAACAAGCGCAGGACTTCCGGTTGCCTCTGGGCGGTGCCGGTTCTACCAGCCGGGTACGTTGACTCCAGTGACAGTCTACGCCGACAGTGCCGCGGCGAGCGCCATCACGCCGCCGCTCATCCTGACGGCCGGCGGGACCGGCACTGCGTACACGCAGCAGCCGACGCGGATGATCGTGAAGGACTCGACCGATACGAACACGCTGTTCGACGGCAATGTGAATACGAACCGCGCCGAGTCTGAATACATCCAGTCGCCGGCGGTGAACGGTGGTGCGGAAACTCGCCTGCAAACCTTGCTAGACGGATGGCAGGCGGCATTCGGAGGATCGGATGGACTGTTCCAGTACAAGGCGTACTCGGATTCAGTTGAACGAAACGTGAAAGATGCCCTGGCCGAGATCCAAGTTAGCGTGAAGGAATACGGAGCCGTCGGAGACGGAGTAGCCGACGACACTACGAAGATTCAGGCAGCGGTGGCCAGGGCGGTGGCACTGGGGGGGGCGGTCGTGTACTTCCCGCCTGGCGTGTACCTGACGACTGCCGCTATCACGATCGCCGCGACGGGCGTTGACATCGTCGGTTCCGGATACCAGTCGGCGATTATAAAGGGCTCTGGCGCAGCACAGGATATCATCACGTTTACCTCGGTGGGTGCATCTGCGTCGCCACTAAACCGAGTGTCGCGCATTGGCTTCACGCATTCGTCTACGACGACCGGTTCAGCAATCAAGTTCAGTAACACCATTTCCATCAGCGAGATAAACGTATCCTCCAACGTGTTCAGGTTCGGCGTGACCGCTAACGGCGGATCAGTCGTTAGCATCGCCGGAAGCGTGATCGGTGGAAGTACGGCTGACGCATCTAGTATCGCCTTGAACGCAACGGGCAGCGGACCTAGCCTCGCTGTCACCGGGTGCTCTATAAGTAACTGCGGCGCAGGCCAAGCCGCAGTGCAGATATCGAACGGGACCCGCAACGTCATTGTAGGCAGCGTCATATCTGGAGGGTCGGCTGCGAACGCTGACGGGATAAAGGTAACCGCTGGCGCCGCGTACATTATTGGCAATGCCGTTATAAGCTCGCTGACCAGCGGCAATGCTCTAAACGTCACCGGAGGCACGGCGGTTGTGGCAGGGTGCCGGCTCGACGGAGCCACCCACAGTGTAAACATCGGCGCATCTGGAAGCGTCCTGATGTCACCCGACCAGACGGTCACGCTGGACGTCCTAGACTCGCGTGTTTCGGCTCCTCAGGTCTACTCTCTCTCGGTGAACGGTGCCGTCACGCCACTTCCGTTCCAGACAAACACCGTCAAGATAACGGCGACCGCAGCAATCACGGTTACCATCAACGCCGTCGCTGCAACTGAATGGGGCCGTCCGTGGAGGCTGTACTGCGTAAACAACTCAGGCGGCGCGGTCACCTGGACGTTCAACGCCCAGTATAAAACCAGCGGCGCTGTGGCGCCTGCTACCGGGAACATGATCATCGTGACGTTCGAGTACGACCCGGCGTCATCGGTGGTCAGAGAGATTGCCCGCTCCGGAACTATTCCAATCTGATGCTCACGCAGGTCGACATATCAGCCGGGCTGGTCTCGACCGCCGACGACATGTCCCCTGCTACGTCGAAGCTTGTCAACTGGCTGCCAGACGTCGCCGGCATCCAACGCTTGCGTCCCGCGCTCGTGCCCTACGCTACTACCGGACTAGGAACGGCTCCTCTCGTTGGTCTGTACCGATGGAAAACGTGGGTCATAGGCGTCGACTCGGACCGGCTTATCTACGCGCTCCCGGACGCGACCCCTACGTTGTGGCAGGCGCTATCTGACGCTGCCGTTCCAACCACCAAGCTAGCAGGTGTCGGGCGCCCAGTGTTCGCCGAGTCTCCGAGCTTCCTCTACATCGCCGGTGGCCTCGCAATCCAGAAGTGGACCGGCGTAGGCCTAACGGCGCGCCTCGGCGGATCGTCGCCTAACACAACGCACATCGCTAACCTGGCGCAGCGGCTTGTGGCCATCGACCTGGCAAATCCTGGCAGGTACCGATATTCCGACCTCGGCGAGGGAAACGATACGAGCTGGCCGGCTCTCAACTTCATCACGGCAGAGGCTCGCCCCGACGGCTTGGTCGCAATCCGCGAGAACACGGCAGAACTCGGCCTGTTCGGCACGTCGACCACCGAGATCCACGGCATCTCGCCGGACCCGCTGACGCCGTTCCAGCGCATCTCGACAATCAACGTAGGGTGCTCCGCTGCTCACAGCGTCGTTCGCTTCGATGACTATTACTTCTGGCTTGACGACAAGCGCCGGATCATAAAGTCGGACGGGCGTAGCTACAACTCTGTCGGAGACGCCATCCAGCGCGACCTCCGCGACCTGGGTACCGTGTCGGACGCCTTCGGGTACCGCGAGGACACCGACCGCAACGGTTGCCTCGTTTGGGTGTTCCCGACTGCCGGGCGAACGTGGGCGTATGACTACACGGCTCAGAAGTGGAGCGAACGGGCACTGTACGACGGTGTATCTGCAAACACGGCGTGGCCGGTCGCTACCCATGCTTTCTGGGACGCGCTCAACATCAACGTTGTCGGCGCCTCGACCACGGCCGGGCTCTACCAGCTTGACACCAACACGCGCCAGGACATTGGCGGGACCATTCTGTCCGAGCTGAAAACCGGCTGGCAGGACTTCGGCACCGACAACAAGAAGCGCAGCGCCCGCGTCAGGGTCGTCATGCGCCGAGGAACCACGCCGCTAGCCGCTACTTCCGGGCAGCTCGAGGTGGCCGTGGAGGACGACGGCAAGGGGTTTACGACGTTCCGTGTCATCGACCTTGGCCAGCCGTACGACACGAATCCGTCCATCGATTGCCATTTTGGCGGAGTTTTCAGGCGCA